GATGTTAAAGAACTTTGTAAAAAATTTGCTGATACATTTTTGGATAATGCACACAAAAACTTATCAGAAAACACTGCGGCAGGTATCACCAAGGCGTTCAACAACCTAGGCGATCCTGTGTTTGCCAATCTGCAACGTGTGGCATTGTTGGCTATGCAAGGTAGACAAAGCGAAGCCGCTGGTCGACTGCAAACAGTTATCAAGGATGCTGATCCTGCTGTGCAGAAGAAAATTACGGATGCTGTGAACAACATCAAGCCTGTGACCATAAACGGTCGTGTGGCAGATTCCAGCACACTAGACAAAAGCAAACAGCACAATGACTGGATCATAAACACATTCATTCCATGGGTGCAATCTTTATTGGGTCAGCAAGGTGTGGCGGAAGGAAAACAAACTGTTACTGAGTATAGAGATAGGATGTATCAATATCTCAAGAGCGTTGTTCCAACATGGCCAGACTATATTGTAAAAGATTGGCTATATGCTAACTATGCAAAAGGCGAAACATATAACAAAGAAAAAGGTTGGAGTTTTGCAAATGTTGGAAAAGATATTCCAATGATACTAAAGGACATGGGATTGAGTGTTGATACCAGGTGGCAGCTTGTTCCTAATGTGAAGTTTACAATGGACATGTGGGGACCAAAAACCCTAAAACGCTTGCAAGCCAGGGCAGGCGGCAATGCTAAAAGCGCAGATCCAGCAGTACATATACCTGCTAGAGATGCCGAACGTCATGCTACTCAAGCCGCACTTGCAAAGCAACAAGGTGGTGTAAGAAAAGAACCTGTTATTTTGATGAAAACAGCCGATGGGTATGAACTGTTAGAAGGGTGGCATAGAACAATACAACACTTTGCTATGTACCCAGATGGTTATATAGGTCCGGCTTATATAGCAGTGGCAGGCACTGTGCAAGAAAACTTCCACGACGGCAAGAATCCTGAGCGCAAAGGTCTAGCCAAACGTGTAGGCGTCAACACCAAAGCGTCAGTGAGCAGTCTACGCAACACAGCCAAACATTCATCAGGTGAGAAACAACGTATGGCTCACTGGTTAGCCAACATGAAAGCTGGAAGAGCAAAAAAATAACCAATAATTGTTGACTTACACCTATATATCCTTTACTATAAGTGATAAAGGAGATAGATATGAGTAAAGCATTTGGTGCTCCCGAACAAGCAAAGATCAAACAGATTGTGGCCGAAGGCGTCACAGTCATGCAGGAAATTCAGGATCTTACTGAAGGTTTGAACGAAACTATTAAAGCAGTGGCTGAAGAATTAGAAGTCAAACCCAGCGTAATCAAAAAAGCAATTCGTATTGCACAAAAAGATCAGTGGGATCAGGTATTCCGAGAGTTTGATGATCTTGAAACCATTGTGGACATCAGCGGTCATGCTCACATAAGAAAAGACGAGCAATGAATATATTTTTCAATGCAGCCAATGATGTGTATCAGTGGATCAAAGATGACTACAAAACATATCCTTTTAGATTTTTTATTGAATTCATAGCATGGGCGATTTCCATTGGTTGTGCAATAACCATGGCAGTCACTGTGCCCAATCCACCATTATTAACTTTGTATCCAATTTGGATTGTTGGATGCACATTGTATGCGTGGGCTGCCTATACTAGAAAAAGTTTTGGCATGCTGGCCAATTACGCTTTGATTGTTTGCATAGATACCACTGGTCTTGTTAGAATGTTGCTTTCATGAAAACAATAAAACAAACATTCACCCCTATTTGGTTTCCTAATTTTCCTTTGTGGCAAACCAAACTATCTGATAAAATTTTAGATACCGTAAAATTAGAAATAGAGAAGATACAATCAGACTTTGATAACTCAGTAAATTACAATCGAAATTTAGTAGGAAATTTAAATCATTCTTATGAACTGATAACCAGTAAACAAAGACTTAAAGAAATAGCTGTACCCTTAGTCAAAGAATATATTCATGCCTACAGCTACAGAATGCTTAATAAACAATCAATTTTTGAATTAGAATTGGACCCAACCTGGGTAAACTTTCAAAAACGCCATGAATTTAATCCACCGCACTCCCACAGTGGTGATTTTAGTTTTATAATTTGGATTGATATACCTTATCATATTGAGGAGGAGTATGCTGTTGCTCCAGGTTCAAAATCTGCTGACTTTGTGCCAGGGCATGTGTGTTTTCAATTTTTAAACACACTAGGGCATATAACAAGCTTTTACATCCCAGCTGATAAAACTTTTAATAATACCATGCTGATATTTCCAGCAAGTTTTACACATTACGTGACTCCATTTTATAGCACAGACAGCTACAGGATTTCAGTGTCGGGAAATATAGATATTGTTCAGGAAGTTTCATAAATAAATCTGAGAAAGGTTGTATCAGCCATAAATGATAACCAAGGTATTTGGGAACCAAAAATCCCATAAAGGAAAAGAATAAATGAGCTATTGCGATGCCATCTGGAACCGTGAAACAGACATAGTCAATGTTGTTGAACGAGACCCTATCAAGGGTAGAGTCTACAAAGAATATTCCGCCCGGTATGTATTTTATTATCCAGATGCCCGAGGAAAATACAAAAGTATTTTTGGTGAAAGTCTTGCCAAAGTTTCTACTAGGACTTTCAAAGAATACATAAAAGAACAGCGAATCCACAGCAACCACAGACTGTATGAAAGTGACATCAACCCTGTATTTAGGTGTCTAGAGGAAAATTATCTTGGCAAAGATACTCCCAATTTGAATGTGGCGTTTTTTGACATTGAAGTGGATTTTGATCCAGAGCGCGGCTATGCAAGTCCTGATGATGCATTTATGCCAATCACTGCTATATCAGTACATCTGCAATGGTTAGACACGTTGATATGCCTAGCCGTACCCCCAAAAACACTCGCCATGGCACAGGCACAAGAACAGATTAAAGAATTTCCCAACACTATATTGTTTGAAACAGAACATGAAATGTTAGACACATTTCTTAATTTAATTGAAGATGCAGATGTGTTAAGTGGATGGAATAGTGAGGGTTTCGATATTCCGTATACTGTAAATAGAGTTATCAAAGTGTTAAGTAAAGAAGATACACGCAGATTTTGTTTATGGAATCAATATCCTAAAAAAAGAGAATACGAAAAATACGGAAAGAAAGCAGTCACTTATGATTTGATTGGTCGCGTACACTTGGATAGCCTTGAACTATATAGAAAATATACTTACGAAGAACGTCATACCTATCGACTAGATGCAATTGGCGAGATGGAAATTGGTGAAAACAAAACAGTGTATGAAGGAACGTTAGATCAGTTATATAATAATGATTTTAAAAAGTTCATTGAGTATAACAGACAAGATACTGCATTGTTGAATAAGTTAGATAAAAAATTAAAATTTATCAGTTTAGCCAATACTGTAGCCCATGAAAATACGGTATTGTTACAAACTACTATGGGGGCTGTGGCTGTTACTGAACAGGCCATTGTTAATGAAGCTCACCATCGAGGCATGATGGTGCCCAGTCGTCCTAAAAGAGATCCTAATGCCAATAATCAAGCCGCAGGTGCCTATGTTGCTGTTCCTAAAAAAGGACTTCATGATTGGATTGGTAGTATGGACATTAACAGTTTGTATCCCAGTGTAATTCGTGCATTGAATATGGGCCCAGAAACTATTGTTGGTCAATTACGTCAAGATTATACTCGAGAAGAAATTGAAACCAAAATGGCTAAAAACGGAGGCAAGTTTGCTGAAGCATGGGAAGGTAAGTTTGGTAGTAACGAATATGAATTTGTCATGAATCAGGATCGAGTCAATGACATTATTATTGATTGGGAAGACGGACGTACTGATGTCATGAGTGGTGCTCAAATTTATGAATTAATTTTTGAAAGTAATAATCCATGGATGATCAGTGCCAACGGCACAATCTTCACTTATGAAAAAGAAGGGATTATTCCAGGATTATTAAAGCGATGGTATTCGGAGAGAAAGGACATGCAGGCCAAACTCAAAGAAGCAATCAAAGCAGAAAATAAAATTGAAGAAGAATATTGGGATAAGCGACAACTGGTAAAGAAGATTAACCTAAACAGTTTGTATGGTGCAATTTTGAATTCAGGGTGCCGATTTTTTGATAATAGAATTGGACAATCAACTACACTGACTGGTCGAGGTATTGCCAAGCATATGGCTGCTAAAATAAATGAAGTAATTACTGGGGATTATAACCATACTGGTAAGGCCGTTATATATGGAGATACTGACAGTGCCTATTTTAGCGCATATACATCATTGAAAAATGAAATTATCAAAGGTGAAATTCCATGGTCTAAAGATAGTATCGTTCAACTTTATGATACCATTGCTGAAGAAGTCAATACAACATTTCCACAGTTTATGCTGGATGCACATCATTGTCCAAAAACTCGAGGAGATGTTATTCGAGCTGGTCGAGAAGTTGTTGCTATCAAAGGTTTATTCATTACCAAAAAAAGGTATGCAGTTCTTTATTATGATAAAGAAGGTAAACGCAGTGATATAGATGGAAAACCTGGAAAAATTAAAGCCATGGGGTTAGATCTTAAACGCAGTGATACTCCCGAATTTATGCAACAATTTTTGGAAGAAGTATTAACTCGAGTACTAAACGGCGCTGAAGAACAGGAAATTCTAGATATGATTACTACTTTTAGAACAGAATTCAAATCACGACCTGGCTGGGAGAAAGGTAGTCCCAAACGTGCTAATAATATTGCCGCTTATCAAGCCAAAGAAGAAAAAATGGGCAAGGCCAATATGCCTGGACATGTCCGAGCAGCTATTAACTGGAATACGCTAAAACGCATGAATGGAGACAAGTACAGTCAACAAATTGTAGATGGCATGAAGGTAATTGTATGCAAAGTTAGACCCAATGCACTAGGCTATACCAGTATTGCGTATCCAGTGGATGAATTAAGATTGCCCAAATGGTTCCAGGAATTGCCTTTTGATCATGCAGAGATGGAAGCTGTAATTATCAATAACAAAATTAAAAATCTCATCGGAGTACTGGAATGGCGACTGGAAGATACTTTGGATACCAACACATTCTCATCATTATTCTCATTTGATTAAAATAATCATTGACTTACCATGCAGATCTAAATAAACTAACTTATAAAGGAAAAATATCATGCAATCTCTACTGAAAGACATCGTCGCACACACAAATAAATTGGGTTTTCTCAATATTGTGAAAATCACAGGTGACAAAGACAAAACTTTGATCGACAGCATGGCTGAAGATCGTACTGTTATCATGTACGCCGAAACAACAAAACCATATCCTGAAATGGCTGGAGTATTTGGCATGCCACAACTGGATAAACTAAGATACTTGGTTGAGGGTAAAGAGTATCAAGAAGAAGCCAAAATTGAATTGACCACAGGTCAACGTAACGGTGTTGATGTACCTACAGGTTTGCACTTTGAAAATGCAGATGGCGATTTTAAAAACGACTACAGATTCATGAATCAGGACATTATCAATGAAAAATTGAAGACTGTCAAATTCCGTGGCGCCAATTGGCATGTGGAAGTAAACCCCAGCATTGTTGCAATCAACAGATTTCAATTCCAGGCAGGCGCTAATACTGAACATACATCATTTTTGGCAAAGACTGATGGCGATAAGCTAATTTTTAGTTTTGGTGATGCCAGTAGCCATGCAGGCGAATTTATATTTGCCACAGGTGTGACTGGTAAAATTACCAAAGCATGGA